CACCCGCCGTTGTTGACCACGCTGGAATCCCGAACATTGCGCCGCCGGCCGCGACCCCATTGTATGCTCGGTTGTAGTAGTAGAACGTTCCCGTTGACGCGTCTTGTACGCGAATCCGTATTTTTAAGACGGGGAAAATTGGCGACGTTAAAGTCGGCGCCCCGATAACTTGAAAATTGAATTGCGTCGCTCCGAGCGCCAATTCGATTCCCGCACCGCCCGCAATGAATCCCGCGGGGTATGCGTTGGTATGGTTCCGAAAACGGAATACGCCGAACGCATTAAATGGATTCAAGAACTTTTGAATGTAGTGAACCTTTGCGTTTTTAACCGCGGGCAAAAAATTGTAGTTGTTTCCCGACCGCCGCGCGGCCATCAACGTTTGATCCACGTCAACGTCGTCGGTGATTAAAACACGGGCGATTGCCGTGGCGGTTTTCGTGTACCGCGAAACGTAGCGCGACGACGTGTCGCGGTTGCCGTATTGCTCGAAAACAAATCGCCCGCGCTGAATGAAAATACGGGCGTTGTAAAGTGTGGCGATTTGTCGCAAAAATTCAAACGAAGACGAACGAACAACGTTGCCGTCGTCGTCGAACTCGTTGAACAAACGAACGTCGAAGGCGTGGCCCGCCAACGGGTCGGTTGCGGTCGAATATGTTTGCGCGGTTGTTTCCCACCAGTCAACCGACGTTTCAAAGAACACGTCGCCCGCACCCCATAAATCCGAGGTTCCGATATTTACCAGCGCATTTTTAATAACGTCAACAACCTTGGTCGCCTTAAATCCGTTCGCTTGAATGATCACGTTGTCGGCGGTATAATCTATGTTCGCCAAACGACCCAAACCATCGGTTGCGGTCATTTCGTAAACGTAGGGCTGCGATACGTCTTCGATGTTTACGAGGTCTTGCGTTAACCAACCGACCCAATACAATTCGTAAGCACCCACGCCAAGTGCCGTCACGGCGTCCGTAACGCACGATAAAGATTCAACGATACCTCCGTCGCTCACGACGCGTGTTTCGAAGTCAGACGCGATGTCTTGACCCGACGCGCGGTAGGCGACAACGCGGAATCGTGTTTCTTGAAACGTTTTTAATAGGGCGATAAAGGTTTCGAATGTCCCGTCGGTTGAATATGCGCCGAACGTCAGTTTCGAACCTACAATCGGTGAAACGATGTCGTCGGTTTCGCCGTCGTACGTCAGTTCAAAACCGCGTGAATCGACGTTGAATTCCGTCGATGCCGCCACGAATTGCGTATCGTGAATTTCAATTTTGTATTTGTCGCCCCGATCGGAACGGAATTCAGAGAATAAACGAACGCCCATTTTTTTGCTTTGTTAAAATCCGCGGTAGCGTGAACGTTGACGTTCCGCACGCTCGGACGAAATTAAAATGTCGGAACCTTGGATGCGCCCGGTGACGACTACGTTTTGGCCATTGCCGAAACCGCCGCCCATCATGCCCTCGAGTTTGTCCAACGGAATGACCGCCTCCGGCCCTTTACCTTCACCAATCAATGCGAGCGTCGGCCCCGTGGCGATTCCGCCCTCGGCGAGCGCGGGAATGCCGCCCATTTCGTTGCCTTTGGCCGCTAACGATGTTTTAATTCCCGACGCCAGCGCAATCAATGCAATACCGGCCGCGATGGCGACATAGGGGTTCAGCGTTTTTAGGGCGACTTGAATCCCCAAAAGTGCGATGCCGGTTTGGATTGCCATTTCACCGACCGATTGCAGCAATCCCGCCAACGATTGCAATGCAAACATTCCAAAGTTTTGAATGCCTTGGCCGCCCGCGATTGAGGCGCCAATCATTTCACCGATACCGATCACGAACGATGTCGCGGCGCCAGTAATTGCGGACGAAATGTTTTTGGACATATCTTGCGCGGCGAGCGACATTTTCGCGAACCCCGCGGGTATATTCACGAACACTTCGGGTTCTACCAAATCCTCCATGTCGATCGGTTCCATCGCTGGCAAGAATTGCAAATCTTTTTTGAATGCGCCCTCAAACTCCGCGAACATTGCTTGGTTGAATTGCTTTTCTAAACTCGCCAATCGTTCGACCTCGGCGTTCAAATCGAGGAAACTTTTTGTTAATTTGTCAACCTTTGGCACGGCACCATCCGCGGCCTCGCCAATGGCCTCGGTCGTGGTTGCGGTCGTGGCCAACGTTGGATTCATTTCCTCTAACTTGCCAGCCGCTTCGCCAACGCCCCCGAACATTTTGGCGACGTCGCGTTTGACTTCTTTGGCAACCTCGGAAATTGATTTGAGTTTCGGAACGGCCTCGGTTTCTAATTTTTCAAACAATTCGATTTTGACGGAATCCATACCGAGCGCACCGGCGACATTGTTAAAGACGCTTAATAAATTATTTAGAATCTTGATTCCGAAGTTTGCCAGCGTTTTGATTGCGTTCAACGCGATCACCTTAAAGGCTTCGAAATTGTAGCCGACATATAGCGCAATCGCGCCGAGCGCCGCCAATGCCGCCACTACAATACCAATCGGGCCAATCAGTATTTTAAGCCCTTGGAATGCAATAAAGCGCAATGCCGCCCCGATCTTGGTGAGGTATGGCAGCATCAAAATAAAGTTTCTTTGCAGCAATCCGAACGTGAATAATAGCGGCCCGATTGCGGCGAGCAACGCAGCGAATGCGACAACTAAAACCTTTATGATTGCCGGAGCGTTGTTTAATGATTGAAAAATAGAAGTCATCATTATCAAAAACGGACGCAATACAACCGATACGATTTGCCCGATTGATAATGCGAGCGCCTCAAGCGAACCCATAAATTCATCCATTGTACCCCCAAGGTTGTCGCGCACAACGTCAGCAAATTTCTTTGCCTCGCCGGACGAATTTTCCAATGCTTGAGTTAGTGCTGGTAATTTATCGGCATTTTGTTGTAATACAATCAACGCAGTTTGAGCGGACATTCCAACCTCGTCCATCGCGTTTTCCAAACTTATTCCGCGTTTGGAAACTTTTTCGATTTTTTCGGACAATGTTCCGGATTCTTTGCCTAATTCCGACAAAATACGACGCATTGACGTTCCCGCTTGAGAACCTTTTATATTGTTGTCACTTAAAATACCGAGCGCCGCGGTAGTTTCCTCAAGTGATATGTTTGCGACTTTAGCAACTGGCGCAACATATTTCATGGAATCGGCGAAACTTTCCATGTCCAAACCCGATTTGTTGAACGCCATCGCCATCACGTCGGCGACACGCGCCGTTTCCGACGCATCCAAACCGAATCCTCGCAATGTTCCGCCAGCGACCCCAGCCGCCGTTGCTAAATCCGAACCAGCGATTTGTGCCAAATACAAAGTTGATTCCGTTACTTTGTCGATTTCAGTTGCGGTAAATCCAAGTTTACCAAATTCCGTTTGTAATTCCGCCACCTCGGTAGCGGTGAACGCAGTAGATGCGCCAAGAGTTTCCGCATTTTTTTTCAGCATTTCAAATTCACTTGCTGATGCCCCCGTAACGGCTTTAACTTGTGACATTTGTGCTTCAAAATCCGAAAAAACTTTAACTGATAACGCGCCCAACGCCGCAATCGGCGCGGTTAGTTCAAACGTTAACTTTTTGCCGGTTGCTTGCATTTTGCGCCCCGCTTGATCGAGTGCGCGCTCCGCCTTATTTAGTCCCGAAATTAACGGGGCAATGTTCGCGAAAAACCTTAAATTGATTGAACTTAAATTCATGACTTGCCAAACCTTTGATTGTGTGCGTCTATGACCTCGCCACGCGTCCAAACGTGTTTCGGGCCTAAACGTTTATCTTCCCACGGGAACCGAATTAAATCGGTCGGCTTCAAACGTTTCTTCGTGTGTGGCGCTATATTGACCGACGCAATCCATCGCGCTCGTTCCCATTCAGCGCGATATTGTTGTTCCAACTTTTCGGAATAACCCCGCGAAGTATTTGAAAACTCCCGCGGCGTCATTGCGTAAAATTGCGACGGCGACAAACCTATTTGACCAAACGCGTACGCTTCAAGTGAATCCCAAGTGGGCAGTTCAAAATCGCCGTTGCCGTCGATGCTTTGGCCGGTTATTTTTTTTCTTCTTCTGAATTGAATTGACGGCCGAAAATTTCGAACGACTTTTCCAAAATTGACGAATCGTCGTCCAACAAATCGGCCACGTCGTCAATCGCCATTTTGAATGGCATTTTGTCCTTTCGTGCGCCGTCTTTGAACCCGCACCAAACCAGCGTGATCGCTTGGTCGAGTGTTATGTCATTTTGTAAAGACGTTAGTGCCGCGAGCGGCATTCCCGTTGCGCGTGAAAATTCACGCAATGCGTTAAATCCGAAACGGACTGGAAAACGCTTGTTGTTTGTTTCGATGTATTCAATCATAAAAGTAAAAAAATGGGGGCGTTTCCGCCCCCGTTAATTGTTAGGCGTTTGTTGCTTCGGTCAACGCTCCGCTTCCCTCAAACGAGAATGAGAATGTCGCGTTGTCTTCAACTCCCGCTTCTTGATCCAAAGACGTGATATATCCACGGCCGGAGTAACTTTTTTCGGAGGCAGTAACCGAACCAAATTTGACGTACAAATTCGTGCGTCCAGTCCAATATCCAAAAATGTCGGAAAATCCGTCGGCACCCGTTAAAGAGTACACGACCAATCCGTCGCCGGCTAATGACCAAGAGCGTTGTCCGCTCAAAAGTTCACGGAACCCGGCGGAATCTTTGTTTGAAATGTCACGGGTTTCCATTGATATTGACAAACTCGCGTTTGTCATGCGACCTACTTCGTCGTAAGTCACGCCGTCCGTACTGAATTGGATCAATACGTCGGTTGCGTTCATGATTGCGGTTGATGCTGGCATG